AAGCTTTCGCAGCTTAGACTAAACACCGGACAATTACAGAGTATCGGTGTGCCAAAAAACCCGCGTTACATTAAAGATGAACGCTACAATGCGCTAAAGAAAAGCATACAAGATTTGCCTGATATGCTCGCTTTGCGCGAAGTCATTGCTTACGACAAAAACGGAGATAACTCTGAACTCGTAATTATTGCCGGAAACATGCGCTTTCGTGCTATGCGCGAACTCGGTTTCAAAGATTGTTCGACAAAGATACTTGCGCAAGATAAACACCGTAAGTACTGCGCGCTATCATCATCAAAGATAACATCGCGTTTGGATCACAAGATTGGAATGCACTCGCTAACGAGTGGGAGCTTGATGAACTGCAAGATTTCGGTTTGGAGTGCGATTTCCTCGGCGCAGACGATGAGAGCCATCAGGCGCAGAACTTGATGCAGAAAAGAAAGAAAAGCCGTTTGTGTGCAAGATTACATTTACAGATAAAGAGCAGCTTGATGCTTTTAAAGACAAATACGAAGAAGCATTGAAAGCTGAATTTAACGGTATTACTTTTTCAGTTTCAGGCGGAGAATTATGAGAATAACAGTTGCATCACGTCAAGCAGTGCGCTATGCTTGTTTGCATTTTCATTATGCAAAGAGCGTGCCGGTCAATACACTCGGCTATAATGTCTATAATGACAATAACGAGTGGTGCGGTGTTGTGCTTTTCGGCACCGGAGCAAACAACAACATCGGCAATGAATATAATCTTTGTCAAGGCTCTGTACTTGAGCTTGTACGTGTTGCACTAAACGGTAAGCAAGAACACACATCGCAAGCTGTTGCTCTTGCTCTGAAAGCATTGAAAAAAGATTGTCCGCTGTGTAGACTCGTTGTTAGCTATGCAGATTGTGACCAAGAACATCTTGGTACTATCTATCAAGCTACAAATTGGCTCTATGTTGGTACGAACATGCAAAACAAAACTGATAGCTCATGGATTGTTAACGGTAAACGTTATCACGGGCGCATTATTTCAGATTGGATAAAAAGTAGGGGGGGCTGCACGGTCTATCGCGTGAACAGTTCATTCGCAAATACTTTGACAGTAAAGCTGTACAGTTTGTTACGAAAGGCAAGCGCAAGTACCTCATGCCAATGGATAAACAAATGCGCAGACAGCTTGCACATCTTGCAAAGCCGTATCCGAAAACAGATGTACAGTGGCAAAAAATTGATAGAGCAAACTTTAAACACAATGATATTGAGTGATTTATGGCAAATGAGCAGAATTTAAAGCCAACGAGCGAGCGAAGTAAGAGTGAAGCAAGAGAAATTTCGCGCAAGGGCGGAATAGCTTCCGGCAAGAAAAGACGCGAAATAAAAACCGTGCGCGAATATGCTCGCGCTCTGATGAATAGTGAGATTAAAGATAAAAGCGGCAACGAGTTTGTATTCAAAGATGCGCTTATTCAAAAACTCGCTAAAGCAGCGTTTAATTCACTTGATTTAGCAGCGATTAAGTTTATCATTGAGCTTATCGGTGAAGCACCCGCGCAACAGCTTGAAGTGACCGGCAAAGGCGGCAAACCATTATTGCCGGGCAGCGATATGAACCGCAAAGAACTCATCGCAGAAATTAAGCGATTACAAAAAAACCGCAAAAACAAGTAAGCTATGGCAGATTTTGAGCTAACAGATGATTTTGAGTTGGGCGATTTCGGCAACATGGGCGATGATGCAGATTTCGGTGATACTGACGGTTTCGAGGGTGTTGACATAGTGCAAGCCGATGATGATATAGCACAGAACCGTTATATACCACCGCGCATTGTTGCGATGAAAAGCGATTTTGTTAAATACGACAATGCGAAGAAACTTGCAGCAGCGCACCGACTTGACTTTAACGAGCGAGTTGATTGCATAGTTGGCGGCAATTTTATTTTTGGCGATTACATTGAAGCATATTTAACGCGCTACAATGTGCTTGCAAAAGATATGCTCATAACAACTTTGTCTTTGAACCAAGAAAACGTTGATAGCCTGAACGCACTAATAACGCATGGTTACATTGAAAGTCTTGATTTATGTGTGTCAGGGTATTTTACAGTCATGAGCGCAATAAACTTATACCGTATATTTACAAGATGCTTGATATTGATAATCGCTTTCAGCTCACTGTTTGCAGCGCACACACAAAGATTTGCCAATTTACAACAGAGGGGGGGGCGAAAAATCGTAATGCATGGCAGCGCGAATTTGCGCTCATCGCTCAACATCGAAGAATTTACAATAGAAGAAAACCCACAACTGTATAACTTTTATCGCGAAGTGTTTGCTCCGGTAATTCAGCGTTACCAAACAATCAACAAAGTGATAAGAGTTGCACCGATGTGGCGCATCATAGAGAGAAAGCATTTTGATTATTAACTCTAAAACTTGAACGATTATGGCAGAAATTGAAGTAGCTGACGGTGATTCTGACGGCAAAACCAAAGAAGAAATTATTGCTGAAGCAATCCAAACACGTGCAGCAGCACGCTCTAAAAACTTGCAACAGCGCACTCAAAGCGATTACGAAAAAGGATTAACACCGTATTGATTCATGGCAACGACAAAGCGCAAAAAATCAAAAGAAGTTGATGAACTTGATAACATCAGCTTTGCACGTGCATTAGAGATTTATCAACGCGAACTTGCGTTGCAACGTCTTGATGCGCGTACTGATTTTTTGCGCTTTGTGCAATGTGTTAACCCCGCCTATGATGCACAATGGTTTCATGAGCTTATTGCGCGAAAATGCCAAAATATCATTGAGGACAAATGTAAAAACTTGATGGTGTTCATGCCGCCACAAGAAGGCAAAGCTCTCTCTGTTGATACAGATATACTGACAGCGAATAGAGGTTGGTGTAAGCACGGAGAGTTAAAAGCCGGTGATACGGTTTTTGCACCGGATGGCAGCCGTGTCAAAGTGCTTGCAACAACGCGACCGTACACATGGCAATGCCGCGAAGTTCAATTTGCTTGCGGTGCAAATATTGTAGCATCATATAATCATGAATGGGGGTGTTATATACCCGATTCATCGCACATAGCGCAGTTTTATGCCAATATTGAAACAGACGAAATTAAGCGAAAAACACGTGATAGAAGTGCATACATTAAGAGCGCTGCAACTCTAAGATTTGATTGGCAACCGCTCGCTATACCACCGTATCTGTTAGGCTTATGGCTAGGTGATGGTTGCTCTCATCATAAACAGATTTGCAAGAGCATAGACGATTGCAAGTTTTTTCTTTCGCAGTACAATGGCAAAATAAAGCGCGTTAAAGATAAAGTTGCTTATATCACTTTCGAGCAGCTTGATATGACAAAGCTAAAGAGCATTGGCGTGCTGCAAAATAAACACATACCGCAGCAGTATTTACACGCAGCAGCGCAGCAACGTATTGAGCTATTGCAAGGTTTACTTGATACTGACGGCTATTGCAATAACAACGGGCGCATTGAGATTGTGCAAATTCGCAAACAGCTCGCTTTACAGATAGTTGAGCTATTGCGCACACTAGGTTATAAGCCAACGCTGAAAGAGGGCGATGCTGCACTTCACGGCAAATTCACTTCAAAGAAATATCGTGTTACTTTTTCACCTAACCGTGATGATGCAGTTTTTCGTTTGCCGCGAAAATTAGCACGTTTGCAAGGGAAAAAATCTAAGGATCGCAACGACAAATACAAGCATTTTATCACAGCTATTGAAGATTGCGGCAAAAAAACTGTCAATTGCATTGAAGTTGAGGGCGGCTATTATCTCGCAGGGCGCGAACTTATAGCGACACACAATTCAGAGCTAGTTTCGCGACAATTACCGGCATGGGCGTTAGGTGTTAATCCGAGCCTTAAAATCGTAGCAGCAAGCTATTCATCAGACCTCTCGCAGCAATTTTCACGCTCAATTCAACAAACTTTAGCAAGCGAAGAATATAAAGCGATTTTTGACGGCACGCAAGTTGGCGGCAAAGGCTATTCGCATACGCTTGACATGTTCGAGATTAACGGCTCGCGAGGCTTTTATAAAGCAGTTGGTGTAATGGGCGGCTTGACCGGAACTCCGGCGGATATTGCAATTATTGATGACCCCGTAAAAGATGCACTAGAAGCTTATTCACCAACATATCGCGAGCGCGTTTGGGATTGGTATAACTCCGTATTGCTAACGCGCTTGCACAATGATTCAAAGCAAATCTTTATCATGACACGATGGCATGACGATGATTTAGCCGGAAGAATTTTAAAACGCGAGCCGCAGAATTGGGAAGTACTTTCAATTCCGGCTATTTGCGAACAAGAAGATGATGGCGAGCTTCATTCAGGCAGACACATTGGCGAGGCTCTATGGGAGAACCGTCACTCACTAGAGAGATTGCAACAAGCTCAAGCACGCGCACCGCGTTTTTTTTCAGCTTTGTATCAGCAGCACCCAACAATTGAGGGCGGCAACATTATTAAAAGAGAGTGGTGTCGTTTTATATCTAAGCACAACTTTGAGCAAGAGCCTG